CCCAAGTTTTCCGTGAGCACTGGCGACCGCCCGCAAATCCGTATTGATGTCGATATAGGTCCAATGATCGGGTCGGATGTCCCCTATTGGGCGCATTCTCCCGACCCATTTCACATGGCCATTCATTCCGATGAAAAAGGGCCATTTGAGCTTCATCGTTGGGAGCGGGAATTGGCCGAGATTGCGGGGCACGAAGTAGATATTATTGAATATGTCCGCGATGCAGCGAACAATCGAAACCAAGTACTGTATGCATCAGATAAAGGCATGCCAAGCATAGCATTCCCTGATCAGCTAATACTCGACCGCCTTGAAAGGGTCCGATGGATTATGATTGCTGTAATCGGTATTTTGCAAACCAAAACGCTTCAACTTCTGGTTATTCAAGCCCTTGAGGCGTTGTTAATCGCGATAAAAAAGTTCGAAGGAGAGGGGTTCGTTTTCCCAAACTTCTCAGAACATGAAATGTCGAAAGCCTACCTCAGAATTGAGCAGCAGCCGGATGGGTCATATCTGTCCGGGATCAAGCCGCATTTAAAGAAATGAGCTGACGGCCCGCGCATTATTGCGCCTCTGACGCAGGCGACCTTGACACTGGCAACGACTGAAATTGCGCAGAGCCGGTTTTCGAAGAGCGCGATCCCGCCGCATTTTCATTTGGACAGCCCTCCGACCAAATGCAGCCCCGCGAAAGCTGATCCTTCTCACGCCATGGTCACAACATGGCGCAATGCAACGACCATGAGCAGCTGACCGGCGAGGTCATTCAGGTGGGCACTGTCGCGTCCATCGACCATGCCGCGCGCACTTGCACCGTTCAGTTGGGCGATCTCGAAACCGGCGATCTGCCGTGGGTCGCCCTGCTGGCCGGGCGCGTGAAACTCTGGTGCCCGCCATCCGCAGGCGAACAGTGCGCCGTCCTTTGCCCCGAGGGCGATCTCGATAACGGCCTAGTCCTGCCCGGCATCTACTCGGACGCCAATTCGCCGAGCACGTCGGACCCTGACGTCTTCGAACTCGAATTCCCCGACGGCGCCATCATCTCCTACAACCACGCGACCCACGCGCTCACCGTCACCCTGCCCGAAGGCGGCACCGCCGCGCTCACCGCGCCGGGCGGCGTCACGATCGAGGGCGACGTCGCGATCAAGGGTAACGTCTCGATCGAGGGCAAGGCCGAGGCGTCGGAAGACGTCGTCGGCGGCGGCATCAGCCTCAAGGGCCACAAGCACACCGGCGTCGCCGCAGGATCTGCGCAGAGTGGAGCGCCTGTCTGATGGCCGCCATGGACGAAACCACCGGTGAACTGATCGAGGGCGACGAAGACATCCGCCAGTCGGCCGGAATCATCCTGCGTACCCGCATCGGGTCCTGCGTCGGCCGCCGCGAGTTCGGCTCGCTGGTGCCGGACCTGATCGACCAGCCCATGACCCGCGCCAACATCCTGCGGATCTACGCGGCCACCGTGATCGCCCTCACCCGCTGGGAAGACCGCATCCGCCTGGATCAGGTCGGCCTCATGGCCGGTGCCACACGCGGCTCTGCCGTCGTCATTCTCGACACCCGGCGCACCGGCACCGCGTCGAACGCCCGCTCCCGCCTTCTCGTGCCCGTCTCCCTCTAACCAAGGATCCTGTTCATGGCCTTCAAGCACGGCATTACCCTCACCGAGATCAGCGACGGCGCCCGCACGCTCACCGCTGTTTCCACCTCTATCATCGGCCTGGTCGCCACCGGCGCCGACGCCGATGCCATCACCTTCCCGCTCGACACCCCGGCGCTGGTCACCGACATCGAGACCGCGATCGGCAAGGCCGGCACGGACGGCACGCTGGCCAAGTCCCTGCGCGCGATCGCCGACCAGACCCGCGCTGTCGTCGTCGTTGTGCGCGTCGAGGAAGGCGCTGACGACGCTGGCACCGCCAGCAACGTCATCGGCACCACGACGCCTGAGGGCAAGAAGACCGGCATGCAGGCCCTGCTCGACGCCAAGTCGCAGCTGGGCGTGAAGCCGAAGATCCTCGGCACCCCCGGCCTTGAAACGCAAGCCGTCACCACGGCTCTCGTGGCCATCGCAAAGAAGCTGCGCGGGTTCGTCTATGCGCGTGCGATCGGCGACACCGTTGCCGCCGCTCTGCTCTACCGCGCCAACTTCTCGGCGCGCGAACTCATGCTGCTGATGCCGGACTTCCTGCTTTTCGACACCGCGACCAGCACCAACGTCACCGGCTATGCCGCCGCCTACGCCATGGGCTTGCGCGCGCTGATCGACACCCAGACCGGTCCGCACAAAACGCTCTCGAACTTGGCCGTCAGCGGAGTCGTAGGCGTCAGCCAGCCCATCCGCTGGGATATCGAGGACGACACCAGCGAGGCCAACCTCCTGAACGCTTCCGAGGTCACGGCGCTGGTCCGTACCGACGACGGGTTCCGCTTCTGGGGCAACCGCACCTGCTCTGACGACGATCTCTTCGCCTTCGAAAGCACTGTGCGAGTCGCCCAGCTGCTCGCCGACACCGTGGTCGCGGGCATGCTGTGGGCGATCGACAAGCCCCTGACCCCGGCGCTGGTGAAAGACATTGTCGAGACCATCAATGGTTTCGGCCGTCAGCTGACATCGCAGGGCATCGTGCTCGGCTTCAACGCCAAGTACGACGAGGCGAACAACAGCACCGCCAGTCTCAAAGCGGGCAAGCTGCGCATCGACTACGATTACACCGTGCCGCCGCCGCTCGAAGACCTCGGCTTCAACCAGCGCATCACCGAAAGCTACTTCGCGGACTTCGCGAACCAGCTGGCCGAAGCGGCCTGATCCGGCCGCCCTCTCTCCCAACTCGACCATAGGAGCCCAAGATGGGTCTGCCCCGCACTCTCAAGGACATGATGATGTTCAACGAAGGCCTCGCCTATCAGGGCGACGCCAAGACGGTCGGCCTGCCGAACCTCACCCGCAAGATGGAGGAGTATCGCGGCGCTGGCATGAGCGGCACCGTCTCCATGGACATGGGCATGGAGGCGATGGAAGCCACCGTGACCACCGGCGGCCCGATGCGCGACATCCTGCGCCAGTGGGGCGAACCCACGGTTGACGGCGTCTATATGCGCTTCGTCGGCAACTACCAGAAGGATGACACCTCCGAAATCGATACGGTCGAAGTCGTTCTGCGGGGCCGTTTCTCCGAAATCGAAATGGGCGATCAGGAAGTGGGCGAGGCCAGCGAGTTCACCGCCACCATGGCCGTCGCCTACTACAAGCTGGTCTGGAATGGCCGCACCGAGATCGAAATCGACCCCCTCAACATGGTCGAGATCATCGGCGGCGTGGACCGCCTTGCAGAGCGCCGTAGCGCCCTCGGCATGTTCTGATCCCTTGGTCCGGCCACATGCCGGGCCTTCACCTTTCTCTGTACCCGGAGTTCACAATGCCCGAAAACACCGATGTCCGCACCGTTACCCTCGACACGCCCATCCAGCGCGGCGAGGAGAAGATCGGCTTCCTTCAGATCCGCAAGCCCAATTCCGGCGCGCTGCGCGGTCTTTCGCTGGTCGACCTTGGCCAGCTGAAAGTTGACGCCCTCCACACGGTGCTGCCCAGGGTGACGACCCCGACCATTACCACTGCCGAGGCGAAGAACCTCGATCCTGCCGACCTGCTGGCTTGCGGCGCGGAGATTGGTAGTTTTTTGCTGCAGAAGTCGCAGCGCACGGATGCCCTCGCTCAGTAGACGACGCGATGGCGGATCTGGCGGTCGTGTTCCACTGGCCGCCAACCGCCATGGACGGGATGGAACTGTCCGAGTTGATGGGCTGGCGTGAACACGCCGCCCGCCGATCCAAATCACCTGAGCCCCCCGGAAAACGATAATGGCGGACAGAAATCTTCGGCTTCAGGTAATCCTTGAGGGGCTTGATCGCGTCACCGCGCCCCTCAAGGCCATCACGGGCGCGTCGTCCGCCGCGCGCCGTGATATCGGCAAGACGAATGAGGAGTTGAAGGAACTCGGAGCGCTGCAGAAGCAGATCGGCAGCTACAAGGCCACCGACCTGCGTATTGCGAGCGACACGAAGTCCCTACAGGATACGCAGACGCATCTTGCCTCGCTGCGGGAGCAGCTGGACGCCGTCGAGAAGCCTACGAAGAAGCTTCGCGCTGAGTTCGAGCGGACGGAAAAGCAAGCCGCAACTCTCACCGCCCGGATCGACAAGGGCGGATCGGAATTGCAGGACCTCTCTGCGAAGCTTTCCGCAGCCGGTATCGACGTCGGCAATCTGGCGCGACATGAAGCCTCGCTTGCTGAGCGCACCGATGTCGCGAACCGCGCCCTTGCCAGGCAGACCGAGCAGCTAGAACGCGTGGCCCAGGCGCAAAGGAATTCCGAAAAGCTGAATGAGATGAGTTCCAAGGCGACCGGCGTCGGCTTGGGAATGATAGCAGCCGGCACCGCCACCGCCGCGCCGATCGTGATGGTCACCAAGCAGGCGATGACGCTGGAAAGCGCCATGGCCGATGTGAGCAAGGTCACGAACATGGCTGGCTCCGACATCGCGCGTATGTCCGATGACTTCCTCGACCTCAGCGAGAAGATCCCAATGTCGGCCGCAGAACTGGCGAGTATCGCTGCGGCTGCTGGCGCTGCTGGCGTCGGCATGGACAAGTTCGGCAAAGCTCTTCCTGATCAGCGGCAGCAGCTGCTCGCATTCACCAATGACGCCGCCGAAATGGGCGTGGCGTTCGACATGTCCGCCGACCAGGCGGGCGAAACAATGGCGAAATGGCGCACGGCCTTCGAATTGCCTCAAGACGGCGTGCGCGCCCTTGGTGACCGGGTGAACGCGCTGACCAACTCGTTCGGTGGCAAAGCCGCCAACGTCACCGAAATCATCACCCGGATCGGCCCGCTCGGCAAGGTCGCGGGCCTCGCCGCGCCGCAGATCGCGGCGCTGGGATCAACACTCGATTCCATCGGTGTCGCCCCTGAAATCGCCGCCACCGGCATCAAGAACATGATGCAGGCACTCGGCGCCGGGGAATCGGCCACAAAGTCACAAGCGAACGCATTCAAGACACTCGGCCTTGATGCCGTCACGATGGCGAAGCGGATGCAAAAGGATGCCAGCGGGGCGATCACGGACGTCATGGAGCGTATCGGCAAGCTGGACGACTACAAGCGCCAGTCAATCCTGACCGAACTCTTTGGATCGGAGAGCGTAGGTGCAATCGCGCCTATGCTGACGAACCTCGACGGCCTGAAACAGCGGTTGGAACTCGTAGGCGATGCCAGCGCCACGGCGGGATCGATGCATGCCGAGTTCCTCAATCGCATCGCGACGACGGAAGGCGCGACGGGCCTTGCGGGCAACGCGATCAAGGCCCTGAATATCAAGCTGGGGCAGGGCCTGCTGCCGACTGTCGTCGATCTCTCCAAGAAGGTGGCCGAGGCCGCAGGAAGCGTTCGCGCATGGGCGCAGGACAATCCGAAGCTGACCAAGGCGCTCATGATCTTCATGGCGGTCGGCGCAGGCCTTCTTATCCTGCTTGGCGGCCTTGCGCTGGTCTTTGCTGCCGTCACCGCTGCTGCCGCGCCGCTCGCTGCAATCCTCACAATTTCGGTTGGAGCCTTGCTTGGCTGGATGGCGGCCGTCGTCGCGGCGGTCGCGGCCGTAGCTGCTGCCGCCTATCTCATCTACGAGAATTGGGACAGCGTGGGCGGCATCTTCGATCCGCTGATCGATTCCGGGAAAGCCCTTTTCAATTCCATGGCCGGTGTCGTGAGCCAGGTGGGCAATCTGCTCATGGTACTGTGGAACGGTCCGCTGGGCGAACGCCTGCGCATCGTGATGAATCTCGTGATGCAGCTGGCGTCGATCTTCGGCACTGCCATCGGCGGCACCGTCATGACCGTCCTCAACACGCTCATGCAAGTCGCATCGGCAGTTTTCGATTTCATCGGCAACGCCATCCGCTTGGTGGCCGCACTCCTCACAGGCGATTTTTCGGGTGCGTGGACGGCGATCGTCGGCATGTTCACCGCTGGCGCCAATGCTGTGGTCGCGATCCTGAAAGGCTTGGGGTCGATTTTCACAACGATCGGCACTGCATTGATGCAGGGACTTGTCGCTGGCATCCGTGCCGGTTGGGAGATGGTGAAGGCTACGATCGGCGATGTCGCCAACATGCTACCCGACTGGACCCGCAAGCTGCTGGGGATCCACTCGCCGTCGCGGGTCTTTGCCGAAATCGGCGGGCATGTCATCTCGGGCCTCGATCAGGGCCTCGCCGCAAACACGTCGGCGCCGATCTCGCGCATCTCCGATCTGTCAGGTCAGATGACGCGGGCGTTGGCAGTCGGCGCAGGCAGCGCGACGATCGCTGCTACCATGCCAGCGGCGGCACAGGCGCCATCCAGCGCAGCTGCTGCGGGAATCTCCGCCGGGTCGGCCAGCTACACAATCAACATCAACGCCGGTGGCGGCGCGCAATCGCAGGATATTGCCGATCAGGTCCGCAAGGCGATCGAGCAGATCGAGCGCGAGCGGCGCGGTCGCGGCTTCGGTGACGACTGAGGAACCACACCATGCATCTGCTCGCCCTTGGCATGTTCCTGTTTGAGATCGGTACGCTCGGCCCTGACGAATTGCAGCGCAAAACCGACTGGCGCCACGCCCGCTCGGGCCGCGTCGGCGCGCGCGACGCGACGCAGTTCGTCGGTCCCGGTGATGAGACGATCAGCCTTTCTGGCGCCGTCTACACCGAGATCGCGGACGGCCGCGTCTCGCTGGATGAACTGCGCGAAATGGCTGACGCGGGCGAAGCGCTGCCGCTCGTCAGCGGCAACGGCATGGTATTCGGCAACTACGTCATCACCGCGATCGACGAGCGCCATGCCGTGTTGATGGCGGACGGCACCCCCCGCCGGATCGACTTCGGTATCGACCTTCTGCGCGTCGATGACGCCGCGCCGACCAACGCCACGGAAGCCGCTGCATGACCGACGCTATCAACAACATGTCCGATTGGCGCGTGACGCTGGACGGCAAGGACCTGTCCGACCGTATCAATCCCCGCCTGGTATCGCTCACCCTGTCGGAGAAGCGCGGCGACGAAGCGGATCAGCTGGACATCGTGCTGAGCGACACGGACGGCATGCTCGCGATCCCAAAAGAAGGCGCCGTGCTCAAGCTGCAGCTGGGCTGGAAGCAGGGCCGCGACGTCACCGTGGGATTGGTCGACAAAGGCAGCTTCAAGGTGGACGACGTCCAGCACAGCGGCCCGCCAGACCAGATCACGATTAAGGCGCGCGCGGCGGACTTCACCAGCGCCATCCGCAACCGCCGGTCGCAGTCGTGGAAGAAGACGACGCTCGGCGCCGTGTTGCGCGATGTTGCCGGGCGTAACGGCTTGGCCGCGCGCATCACCGCCTCCCTTGCCTCGATCGCGCTGCCCACGATCAGCCAAAGCCGGGAAAGCGATATCGCATTCCTGCGCCGCCTCGGCCGCGAACACGACGCGGTTGCCACGATCAAGGACAAGAACCTGATCTTCGCGCCGAAGGGCGCTGGGCAAACCAGCACCGGCAAGGCCCTGCCCACCCTTTCGATAACGAAGGCCAGCGGCGACGGCCACAACTGGCAGCGCCAGAAGCGCGACGGTCAGGCGGGCGTCACCGCCAGCTGGCACGACAAGAAGGCCGCGAAGCGCAAAACCTTCACCGTGGGCAAGGAAAATGGTGCGAAGAAAATCCGGAAGGTTTACCCGGACGAGGCTTCCGCCAAGCGCGCCGCCGTAGCCGAGCGCGACCGCCTGAAGCGCGCCCCGGCGACATTCGACATCCGGCTTGCGTTGGGCAGACGCCTCGTCCGGGTAAACCTTCC